GCTTGATGAAGTTGAGGAACGCCTCCTGGTCGGAGGGATCAACGCCGTACGCCTGCGCAAGCGTCTGGTACTGAGTAAGGTTACCGCCTACAGCCCCGCTGGAGTTAGCGGCAAGACCCTGATTCTTCAGATTCTGCGAGGTCACCTGCGCTGCGAGGAGCTGGGCCTCAAGCGAGTCCTTCGGGTCTCCCTGGTAGTTGGGGTCGAAGAGAGCCGGGTTCTGGGCGAGCTGCATCGCAGCCTGGAAAGAGTTGCGCGCTCCACTACCCCGCTCCTCAGTCTCAGCGCCCTCCAGCTCGGCGAGCTTGGTCGCGAGCTGCTGCTGAAGTCCCGCCCGCTGGACGGCTCCCTCAAGCCCTGCGGCGTTGCCGATTCCCGTGTTGTAGTTCAGGGCCGAAGTCTTGTTCTGCGCAGTCTGACCCTGGTTGGCCGTCTGGTTCTGGAGAACGTTGGCGTTGGCGACAGCCTGGTCGTTGCCAGCCGCACCTCCCTGCGCCGCTAGCACACCGGAAGCGTCCTGGATGCCGAGTGCCGCGAACTGCCGCTGCTGCTCTGCACGGGCCGTGTCGAAGCCTGCGTTGATCTGCTGCCGAGCCTGGTCGCCGTTCTGGCCGAGCTGAGCACCAGCCTGATCGTAGTTCTGGCCGATGCCTGCGGCGTCGGCATCGATGCTTCCACGAAGCTGGTCGTACATCGCCTGGAGCTTCGCATCGCCACTGGCGGCGTTCTCTCGAAGCTGTGCCTTGAGTGCACTGTAGTCAGGACCTGACGTGCCCCCGAGGCCCATCTCGTTCGCCATCGCGAGGTAGTCGGCGAAGGTGAGAGGAGCCGGGGCAGCCTCCTCGACAGGAAGTGCTCGACGGCCACGCCCCATCCCCTTACCTGCGGAATCCACGTCAGCGCCTGGCTTCTTGCGGTACGGGTCGAAGGGGCTTCCACCGATACCTGCCAACGGACCTGGCTTAGCATCCTGAGCGCCGCCTGTGAGCCATCCGACGAAGTTGGCGTTGTTGGCCTGGGAATCGGATCGGAAGTTAGCCAGCTCGTTATTAGCCTGGTCGAAGGTACGACCCAGCCAGGAGGGCAAGCTGTCGCCCTTGCCGTACTTCTTATCGAGGTTCTCGCTGTACGAGTTTCCCTTGGAGTCGAAGGAGTCGTCCTTCTTAGTCTTGACAGCCATGTGTCAACTCCTAGACGAGCGAGATGCCGGTTGCCCGACGAGCGAGGGCCTCAGCGCGAGCCTGCTGCTGGCTGAGCTGGTTCTGGTTCTGGCCGCTGGCGCGCTGCCGCGTCACGTCGTCCATGAACGTCTGGCGTCCAGTGTTGACGGAGCCGAGCTGGTCGTTCAGCGAGCGAGTCAGGTTGTCCTGAGCCGTGCCGTAGAGCGAGGACTGGAGAAGTCCGCGCGAAGCGAAGTCGTTCTGCTGGCCGCTGAAGGCCCGGCCCGCCGACGTGTTCTGGTCCTGGAAGTTCCAGCCACCGGGGGTGGTCTCGTCCACGTCTGCGGTAGCCGGGTCATCCTGCATGGCCTTGAGCCAGCCAAGGTTCTTGAGGGAGTCGTTGTAGTCCGTGTCGTACTTGGTGCTCTGGGCCGTGTAGTCGGCCTCAGAGTCCGCAAGGGCGCGCTGAAGTGCAGCGAGCTGCGCCTGGTACGAGGAGTCCCCGGCCAGCCAGTCGTCATCGTTCTGAGGGGCGGCAGAGAGGCTGTCGAGCGGGCTAGCTGGTACGCCGCCTGTGCCGCCTCCGTAGCTACCCTGGTAACCCCCCGTGGGGAGGCTGGTGCCCACGCTGTCAGTCACCGTGAAGTTGCCCCGATTGATCGGGTCCATCACCGCCGTCTTGGGGGCAGTGGTGCTCTGAGCAGGCCCCTTGGGCTTGGTCGCTGCCTTGGTGTTGCCGATGTTCTTGCCACCGCCACCGCCATTTGTGCTTGCCATTATGCCTGTCCTCCCGCTCGGCGCATCAGCGCTTCGCGCCGTGCATTAGCTTCTACATCACGCTGATTGTACCCTGCTGCGGCACCTGCGTTGTTGACTTTACCGACATTGGGCATAGAGCGCCCAGCTCCGTAGTGCTTCTTCCCTGCGGCATAGCGCTGAAAGCCGCCACCCCCTTGAGGAGTACCGGCTGCGAATCTGCGGAGAGGCGAGGCCATGAAGGGAGTGTACTACGTGACCGGCTTCGACACGCGCTGCTTCGCCTTGACATATGTCTCCAGCTTGAACAGGCGAACAGGGGCCGACGAGATCGAGCCATCGGTGTCGAACACGACCTTGAAGTTGATCTGCCGGAACCGCAGTCCCTTCAAGAACTTGACGAACTTGCGGACACTGCCCGAGCCGGTAGTGTCACGAACGGTCTCGATGGAGAGCGTGCCTGACATCGGCTGGTCCCAGTTGTAGTCCAGCAGCTCGTCCCAGGTGTGCGTCAGCATGTCGGCCCAGGTCACCGAGTAGTTGAACACGACAGGAGTCGCGATGGCCTTGACCTGCCCTCGGAACACCGCATCGGCTCCCCACCAAAAGAGCCTCTTGTACGCACTTGTGACCTCGTAGGAGTAGTTCTTGGTCTGGAGCGAGCACTGGAAAGCCTCGGTGTCAGTCGTGATGGCGTCAGTGATCCGCAGGGTCTTGGCGTTTCGGCTGCCTCCTGTGGACACGGCTGAAGAACTGTGCACCACGGCCTGGTTCTGGGCCGTTCCCGACAGCTCGATGAACTTGCCGATGGCTCCTCGAAGTGGGGAGCGCCAGGTGGTCCAGGTGCGGGTCTTGAGACTGAAAACGTGGAGGGTGTCGTAGTAGCTGAAGATGATCCGGCTTGCGAACACGGACACGGCGTAGGGCTTATAGATACCGGTGCGCGAGAGCGCGTTGAACGGCACCTTGTCGTTGATCCGGCTTGCCCGGCTGTTCACGAACTCGTAGGCCTTCTCCTCGTACATGAAGTAGAGGTAGCCCTCGAACGCGACGAGGCAGTCCTTGTCGGCCAGGCCTACCCCTGGCAGGATCAGGCTCGCAACACCGCTCGCAGGGTCGCTGGTGTACTGGAAGGAGTACACGCTGTCAGTGCGGAAGATAAGCAGGGAGTTGAAGTAGACCGCTGCTGCGACGATGTTCTGCCCGTCACCGGCTCCGATGTCCAGGAAGTCCGGGACGATCGGCCAGAAGGGCACAGTTCCGAGGACCTTGGAGAAGTAAAGACGGGTCCCGTTCGTGGCGGCACCACGTCCAGGAGCTACCCAGAGCCGGAACTTGTGAGCCACGATGACATCGCCTCTCGGCATGTTGGCGTCGGCCACGAAGCCGCCTGAGGGAGTCCAGTACCCTCCAGGATTGACTGTTCCAACAGGCGAGAGGAGCCAGGCTCGGTCATTGAACTGGACCATCGCGCTAGCTGCGATGGTGTTGGTCAGCAGCACCCAGCTTGTCCCTGTGAAGTAGTAGGTCGAGCTGAGTCCGTCGCTGCCGAGGAGATAGGGAACGCCTCCGGCAGCGTAGTAGTAGCCGAGGAGCTGGATGTTTCCGCTGACCCCTAGAGGAAAGTTGATGCCAAGGTCCACGATGGGCGGGCGAGACACGAGAGACCCGTCGAGGTCCAGCTCGAAGTTCTCGATGAGAACGCCCTCGTTGTCGGCAACAGACGTGTCATCGGAATAGGTGTTGAGGCCCCCGATCCAAGGGCCGATAGCTACGGAGTCTCCAGGCATTTTGACACCGCCTAGTCAATAAACGTAATGGTGGAATAGGTCATCTGCTGAGCAGAACGCTCCTCCTCGGCGAGGTCGATGAGGCCGTTGTCAAACTGCTGGGCCTTGACCCCGCTTGCCTGCCAATCCTCGTCCATCTCGTAGGCCTGCTGAAGCACGTAGTCCGTGACCTGCTTGTAATACTTGTCGGGCACCGACAAGAGGTCAGTGGATGCCGTGACGCGAGCAGGCTTCTTGGTGTAGAAGAGCTTGATCTCCTTGACGCCATCGGGGGCAGGCCAGAGGGTGAACGTGCCGCCCCACTCCCACCAGAGCGTCGGAGTCCCACGTTCGGCAGAAGAGTCGGTACTGATGATGTCCTGGTCGGCCTGGGCGAACGGCATGTTCGGCAGCTTCTGGCCGTCGTAGTGCAGGCTCTCGATCTGGAGGAT